AGGAGAAGGCGCTCCAGACTTTAAACCATCTCAACATATTCATTACAGCAAGTCCGATTTAGATTATACTTTAGATGTAAACCAAGTATTTGACAATTTATATGCTTCGGACGAAGATAGGGATTAATTATGACAACATCTAGTAGTACAGATTTTGAACCAAACGTAACTGAGTTTGTTGAAGAGGCTTTTGAAAGATGTGGCCTTGAACTTAGAACTGGGTATGATTTAGTTACTGCAAAACGTTCTATTAATCTTATGTTAGCTGAATGGGCTAATAGAGGTTTAAACCAATGGACTATAGAAGAAGCAACTCAAACTGTTACTAAAGACACTTCAAGCTACACTTTAAATTCTAATGTAATAGATATATTAGATTGTAGCCTTAGAAGAACTGAAGGCAGCGTAACTACTGACTTATCTATGAGAAGATTAAGTCGTAGCGAATATCTAAATATACCAGTCAAGGCAACTACAGGTAGGCCTAGTCAATTCTTTTTAGACAAACAAAATGCAGCAGTTTTAAAAGTATGGCCAGCTCCAGAAAACTCTACAGATATATTAGTATTTAATAAGTTAGTAAGAATGGATGATGCTGATACTGCAATTAATACTATGGATATGCCTTTTAGATTTTATCCTTGCTTTGCAGCTGGTTTGGCTTATTACATTTCAGTAAAAAAAGCTCCAGAAAAATCAGGCATGTTAAAACAAATGTACGAAGAAGAGTTTGAAAGAGCTTCATCAACAGACGAGGATAGGGCTTCATTTAGAATTAGGCCTTATATTAGCTAATGGCTTACGCTTCAGCAAAATTTGCTAGAGCTTTGTGCGATAGATGTGGATTTGAATATAAATTATTAGACTTAAAAAAAGAGTGGAATGGTTTAAAAACTTGTCCAGAATGTTTTGAAACCAAACATCCTCAGCTAGAACCATCCCCTGCTATTTCAGACCCAGAAGCCTTGTATGAGCCTAGACCAAATAATGACGTAGAAGTTGGAGAAGGTTATATACTAAGTAATAATGATAATATAATTGGTAACTCCATACCTGGTTATAGAATGACATCATCTTTAGGAGAGGTTACAATTACAGTATGACTTATTCAGAACTAAGCACATTAATTCAAAACTATCTTAATAATGATGAGTCTACTTTTGTTTCTACTATTGCTGATTTTGTTAAAAATGCAGAAGATAGAATATTTAATTTAGTTCAAGAAGACGTATTCCGTAAAAATGTTCAAGGTACAGTAACAGCAGGAAATAGATTTTTAACTGCTCCAAATGATTTTCTTCTTTCTTTTTCTTTAGCAGTTATAGATTCAACAACAAATGATTATAATTTTTTACTAAAAAAACATCCAAGTTTTATGCAGGAGTACACTCCAGATTTAAGTGATACTTCTTTAAGAGGATTGCCAAAATATTACGCAGACTACGACAAGGCATATTCAACATCCTCTAGCTCTGGCTCAACTATAGCGTTAGCTCCAGTACCAGATGCAAATTACACAGTAGAATTACACTACTTATACAAACCAACAAGTTTAGTTTCAGATACATCAGGGACCTGGTTGTCTGTTAATGCTAGGGATGCTTTACTATATGCATCTTTAATTGAAGGCCATACTTTTATGAAAGGTGAGCCAGATTTATTAGCAAATTATGAAAATAGATTCTCGCAGGAAATAGCAAGGATAAAAGAACGAGCCGAGGCAAGAGGTAGAAGAGATGAATACCGATATGACTCACTCCGCTCGCAAGTAAGTTAACTTAACAAAAGGAGATAGATATGAATCCAATCAAGGAACTTGAAGGGAAAAATGTAGCCATTGTTGGCATGGGCAGAAGTTGGTTTGACTACTGTATGGCAAAATCACATGGCGCAGAATTTGATGAAATTTGGGCAATAAACGCAGTTTCTGACGTTATATACCACGATAGAGTCTTTATGATGGACCCTGCATCTAGGTTTTTAGATACAGATGATGCTGGAGGTCAAACTAATAGTATGGCCAAAGTATTAAAAGAACATCAAGGACCTATATACACATGTGAACTAGATGACAGATGTCCTGGTCTAGTTGAATATCCAATAAACGAAGTATTAAAAGAATGGGGATGTCACTATCTTAACAATACGGTTGCTTATGCAATAGCTTTTGCTTTATACAACAAAGTTGCCCACTTACAAATATTTGGTGTGGATTTTGGTTATAAAGGTAATTTATATTTTGCAGAGGCTGGGAGAGCTTGTACTGAATTTTGGTTAAGCAAATGTATGAGTGATGGTATGAAGGTGGAGGTAGCTCAATCAAGTTATTTGCTTGATGCTGCAGTTCCAGCAGAAGAAAAGCTATACGGTTATCATCGTTTAGATGACCCTTTAATAGTCTTATCTGATGATGAGGGTAACTTACAAAGTATGAAACGTAGTGAGGTTATAAAAAATCAAGAACCAGAAAAAACGTTTGAACCAGTTTTAATAGATAGAAATGACAGCCATTTAAAAAACAATGACCCTGTGGAGCCTAACAAATGGTAATTAAAATTACTCCAGACGGAGTTCCTGAATTAGGTATGGTTGAGGTTGCTACTACTAAGTTTGGAGGTCATCCTCCTGAGTTTTGGGCAAAGCAATTAACAGAAAAAATAGTGGGTATTTCAGACGATAATGAAGAGCATGTTAAGGCGCAAGCAAGAGCCTACCAGGAACTAATATACAAAGTATGTTTGATATATATTAAAAATGCTTTAAAATCTTATAAGGCTACTTTAATTCAAGATTTATCTGGTCAAGGTAGCGAGGATTTAGCAAAAATAATTAAAGGTATTTAATATGGCAATAACATCTACTCTGACAACAAGCTTTAAAGTAGAGCTTTTAACTGGAACTCATAACTTTACTAATTCAAGTGGTAACAGTTTTAAACTGGCTTTATATACAAGTTCAGCTACTCTGGGAGCTACTACTACTGCTTTTACTACGACTGGACAAGCTAGTGGTACTAACTATACATCTGGTGGAGCTGCGTTAACAAACGTAACGCCATCTGCTACAGGTACTACAGCAGTAACAGACTTTAATGACCTAACCTTTAGTACAGCTACAATTACAGCAAGAGGCTGTATGATTTATAACGATACTAACGGTGATAAGTCAGTAGCAACTATAGACTTTGGTGGAGATAAAACTTCTACCGCAGGTGATTTTACAGTAGTTTTTCCAGCAAAAGCAGCGTCTACGGCAATTATTAGAATAGCCTAAAATGGCTGAATACCTAAACGGTTGGGGTCGAGGTACCTGGGGCCAGTTAGGTTTTGGTGAAGGTTCAATACCTGTTGAGCCAACCGCACCAGCTGCAGGCACAACAGGAACTCCTGTTGCAGCGGTAAATGCTCAAGCTATTGCATCCATTGGTGGCGTAACCGCATCTTTAGGTGCTGTTAGCGTAACTATACAAGCTGAAGCAAATGTAACTGTTTCTGGAGTTTTAGCAGCAGCAAACATAGGGACAGCAACAACCACATCAGTAAATAACATATCAGTTACAGGATTTGCTGCTACATCAGCTCTTGGAACAACAACGCTTTCAACGGTTAACAATATATCTGTAACAGGTTTTGAAAGCACTTCAGCACTAGGAACCACATCTTTAGTTACCAACAACAATATTAGTATTTCAGGACTTGCAGCCACTACAGCAGTAGGCACGCCAACCTTTATATTGGTCAACAGCATCCATATTGACGGAGTTGCGGCAACTGGGACTGTTGGAAGCTTAACTGTAAACGCTAAGGCAAACATAGTTCCAGAATTAAACGCTATGTCAGGCTTAGTTGGTGATGTGTTAGTTTGGGGTCTTGTAGATGAGTCTCAAACACCATCGTACTCAGCAGTTGATGAAAGTCAGAGTCCGTCTTATACTACAGTATCAGATACACAAACTCCAGATTGGAATGAAGTTGCTGCATAAATACTATATAATTTTTACGAGGAATATAAATGGCAAGCACATACGTAAATAATCTCAGATTAAATGAGATGGCAACAGGTGACGGAGCTGGAACCTGG